GGCGCTTTCGAACGTAGCGAATGGTGTCAGTTCTAACACCAATACTACATCCGTTAACCTCACCTTGCAGAAAACTCAACAACAGCCCGCTAGGGTTGTATATGAGTCGCTTATACCCGCGAGGACATAAAATGAACCCTTGATCTTTGATGCGAAGGTACTTCGTTCGGGGGATCCACAGTTCGTACAAGACGGACTGGGTATCCCTATTCCGAGGGAAGTGTTCACGCACAAATTCATAAGGTACATGTATGCCGGACGAGAGATCCTCATAAGGGGGCACGAAAAGCTTCACTTTTATCTCTGATAAAAGCAGTTTAATCGTATGCCTCAATTGGATCCCGCTTTTTGTCGAAAAGCGGATAAGTTGGTTAACTGCAACGTTAAGAGCCTGGGGGGTATCTACCTTTTTAATGTAGATACCCCTAATGTCAACTCCATTAAAGAAGTCGGCACCACAGGACTCTCTGAACGGACCTTCGACAAAGGTCTTTTCATCGTTAACGGTAAACCCAAGAGTGTTCAGAAGGCATATGACATCCGCCGTGATTTCACGCGGACATACTATGTCATCACCGAAAACACCCCAGAGTCTATCCGAGCCTTTGCCGTCAATAGGATTGCTCCTAAATCTGGCGGCGGCGATGACGATACAGGAGAAAAGGATAGTTTGCAACGGGAAAGTGAAACCATTTCCCATTGTAGAGACCATTCCGAGTTCTACTGTACCACGTCCTTTGATGTCGATAGATTTGCAACGATACTTTATCAGCTGATTATAAAAATCAGCAGGTAGAAAATACCGCAGCATTTCCAAAGACATCGAGTCCGATGCACTGCTGAGATCTATAGTTGATAGACCGTCAGTGATCGAACCAAGACGTGCGAGATCTCGATTCTTGAAGGGTTGACTCGACAGGGAGATACCAAATCTCTCGTTAAGTCTATCCTCAAGTATATGCGCGATACCCAACTGATAGAATGTATTCAGCGTGGGTTCGATACATATAACTCGAGATATCTCATCGTTCTTAGGTACAAAGCTTAGACGACTACTGCTCGTTATAGAGGCCTCTCCGTAGTTCTGGATGCGAATAATCTCCGCATTTGAGAATTCAGGGAAGCTTCGTATATAACGCTTGTACCAAAAGTACAGAGAAGGATCACTACAAGTTAGGCGCGATGAAAACAGCTTCGCATAGAAGCTGCCTCCGCTTGCCCCGATATTCGATCCTGGCCCCACGCGTCCTTTTTCAAGGATGTCGTAAGGGTGATCAAATAACGGAGCTCCACCTTTGCAGGTGGCGCTTGGCTTGTACCAAAACTCATATAGGACCTGTCTTAAGAGTCCTACAAGAGTCTCAGTCTTAGAGTTGTCAATTCTAAGAGTCCAGTTCTTGCAGCCTTCATTGACTACTAAGAACTTATTCAGGGCTTTGTCATCAGCATCTTTAGCAACGTTGCTAACCAATTTCTTGGTTAGCGAATTGCGGATACTGACAGCAAAGGTGTCCCTGACTGAGATCCCGGGGAACAGGGTATTGCTTTCGCAACACCCCGCCTCGGCGAGATCCTTCTGCAGCAGAGCGGTTAGCACTTCAGGCTTAATAGCCATAAAGAATGCCTCACTTTTCTCAGACCGTATACTCAACCGCCAACAGAACAGTCGGCGATTGAGGGCTTAACACCGTTCGAATGAATAGTGTTAGTCGCGAGATACCCAATGCCCACAAGCACGCAGCAAATAAGCAGCGTGCATATGAGTATGAAGGTTTTCAAGCAACGTTACCCGTGATAAGCGTATCGCCCAAATCAGCGCTCTCACCAGTGAGAACGCCGACCAGAAGCGAACACATAGCACGGATCTCAGCCGGACTATACGAGTCCGACCCAGCGGGGATGTCAAATGTCATACGACAGATGGCGACCGCCGGGACTCCACTAGCACAGTCCACACCCTTACGGATGAT